GCAGCGGTGTCGCCATCGACAAGCGGCAGCGCGAGGGCGATAACGCGACGTATCACTTCATCGACAACCAGGCCAAAGCGATCCGACAAATCGGCCGCATCTGCTTGGACATGATCCCGCGCATTTACGATGTCGCCCGCGTCATCAAGATCATGGCCGAGGACGGCACGCAATCGGATGTCCATGTCGACCCGAATCTCCCGGAGGCGCACGCGCATGTCCAAGATGGTCCGAAAGGCCCGCAGATGATCGACCCGGATCGGGCGAAGCAGGCGGACAACGACGCGGCCGTGACCAACGTGAGGCTCATTTTCAACCCGAACGTGGGCGACTACGATGTCGAGGCCGATGTCGGGCCGCCGTTTGCCACGCAGCGCGAGGAAGCGGTCAACGCTGTGACGCAAATGGTCCAGGCCGACCCCGCGCTGATGGCAGTCGCCGGCGACATCATGGTCAAAAACATGGACTGGCCGGGTGCCGACGTGCTGGCAGAGCGGTTGAAGCGCATGGTGCCGCCGCAGGCGTTGGGCGGCCCCAGCCCGCAGGAGCAGCAGCTACAGCAGCAGCTACAGGCCACGCACGCCCACGCCATGCAGGCGACGGGCGCGGCCGACAACGAGATTGCGCACTTGAAGGCGCAAATCGCGTTGCTCACCGAGCAGGCTAAGGACAAGAGCGACCGGACCAAGACCGACGACTACCGCGCCGAGACCGACCGGCTGGAGGCAGTAACGGCGGCCGATCCCTCGGCAGCGAAGGTGCTGGTGCGCTCGATGCTGAGTGCGCTGCTCGGCATGCCGGCGCTGCCGATCATGCAGGAACACGACGCGGCTGACGCGGCGCACGCGCAGGCCATCGCGCCGCCCGATCCGGCGGCTATGAACGGGGCCGGCGGCGCGCCGGCGCAGGGAGGGTAAGCCCAATGCCCGAGTGGTCAAAGTTCATTTCGCATAAGACCGTCCATGCCGCACCGATATTCGACATCGTCGACGCGGACGGGAAGCTGACCATTCTGGTCAAGCCCTATGGCGACCATACCGTTGTGGCATTTCACCCGACCGAACCGGGCATGGTCAATCGGTGCTCGCCGGGCGACTACGCGATGATCTACCGCGACGGCTATTGCTCGGTCTGCCCGAAAAAAGAGTTCGAGGACGGCTATTCGGCCCTGCCGGACGGCCCATGAGCGGCACCGACCCCGGCACCCTCGGCCAACCCGATCCTGGCGCTACAGCGGCCCCGCAGCCCGCCTCCAGCCCGGCCCCGGGCGACGGTGCCACGGACGCCGCCGACCCGGCTGCTGGCGCGCCTGCGGCGCCCGCCGAGCCAAAGCGCGAGCCGTGGGAGGTTCGCCGCGTCCGCCAACTGACCGCCCGCAACGCCGCGATGGAGGCCGAACTGGCCGCGCTGCGCGATTCGCAGCCGAAGCCCGCGCCAGGCGCCCCCCCGACGCCGGCGACGTATCAGGCCGATGTGGCGAAGGCTGCGGCCGAACTGGCGAAAACGACCGCCTTCAACGATGCATGCAACGCGGTGGCTAAGCTGGGCGAGACCGAGCACCCCGACTTTACGGCGGTCATCGGCACGCTTTGGGGCGCCGTCGGCGGATTTAAGCCCGAGCTGGTCGAGGCGGCCATGGAGGCAGGCGATGCTCACGAATTGCTCTACCGACTCGGGCAGGATCCGGAGGAGGCTGAAAGAATTGCGGCGCTTTCGCCGGCTCGCATGGGCGCGGCGCTGGCGAAAATCGCGGCGAAGCCCGTAGCAGCGGCGCCGGCCGTGCCGCAGAGCAATGCGCCGCCGCCCATCCGGCCGCTCGCGCGGGGCGGTGGCGAACCCGATCCCCGGCCGGATGGAACGCAGGAGCAGTTCTCGGCATGGTATGAACGGCAGCGAAAGGCGCGGGGCCGATAGCCCCAGGCCCACCCGACCCGCAGGGCAAAGCGGTGCGACGGCGCGAACGCGCAAGACGAACGCAAGTGGTTGCGACTGCGGTTTTCCCTCTGCCACGGCGGTCTGACGGACTCGGCCAATCCTGGCCCCGGCCGCGCTTTGACCCATCCGCTATGAGCGGCAGAGGAATCCACCGTGGCAAATACCATTCTCACCCCAACGATGCTGGCGCGACGCGCGCTCGACATCCTGCGCAACGAGAACTCGTTCATTAAGGCGGTGCCCCGCCAATATCAGGACGAGTTCGGACGCGCCAACCTGCGCGGCCAGAAGCAGGGCAGCACCATCAGCATCAGGTATCCCAACGACTACGTGCCGCGCACCGGGCCGGTCGCGGTGCCGCAGGCGACAACGGAAACGCTGCAAACCCTCGTCGTCGCCAAGCAGGCGGGCGTCGATCTGTCGTTTACCACCGTCGACCTGACCATGAACATTGTCGATTTCAGCGAGCGATACCTCGAACCGGCGGTAAACGTCATCGCCGGTATCATCGCGGCCGATGTCATCAGCGGCAGCAACCGCATACCGAACGCCGTCCACAACGTAGACGGCAGCAACAACACCATCGCCCCGACGTTCGGAACTTTCGCGCGCGCCGGTGCGCTGCTGGATAATCTGAGCGTGCCCCGCGATCAGCGGCTGGTGTTCCTAGACCCGATCACCATGGGCAATTCGGTTACGTCGTTCTCGGGCCTGTTCAACAATCAGGCGTCCGTCGGCGAGCAGTACAAGACGGGCATGATTAAGGATAACGTTATCGGCATGAACTGGGCGATGGATCAAACCGTCCCGAAGCAAATCACCGCCGCCTATACCGCCGTAACCGTCGGCGCCGCCAACCAGAGCGGCACGACGCTCGCCATTACGGCTACGACCGCGCCCATCAATGCCGGCGACAAGTTCACGATTGTCGGTGTCTATGGCATCAATCTCGTTAACAAGACCAGCAACGGGCAACTTCGCCAGTTCACGGTCGATGCCGTGCCCGGCACGGTGTTTCCGGCCGGCACGACGAGCATTCCGATCTTCCCGGCGATCACGCCTCCCACGACTACGCTCAACGCGCAGGGCAACTACATGGTCCCGCACCAGACGGTGACAGCCAGCCCGGCGGCCGGCGCTGCGCTGGTGTTCCTGTTCAATGCGGGCGAGACCTATCGCCAAAACATCATCATGAATCCGAAGGCGGTGCAGCTTGCCATCGTGCCCCTCGATGTCCCGTCCGGTCCTGGCGTGATTCGCTCGGCAACCGAGTCGCAGGACGGCGTTTCGATCTCACTCGTAACGTTCTATGACGGCATCAATTTCCAGGAGATCACGCGCCTCGATGTTCTCTACGGCTATCTGTGGACGCGGCCGCAGTGGGCCTGCATCGTCGGCGATGCGCTGTAAAACCCGCTGATACAAACAGGAGACGTTCGCCGTGGCCGATACCCGTACCCCACCGCCGCCGGCACCGCATGCCGCCAAGCCGGGCGCCTATCCCGCGATCCGTTACCACAAGAACGGGCGCACCGAGACCGTCAAATCGGATGCCGAGGCCGAGGCGCTCGGCGCGGATTGGGCGGATAAGCCCAACGACAACACCATTCGCGTCGCGCGCAAAGCATCCGGCGCTGCGAAAACCGACGCGCAGCCCGGCGTCTATCAACCGAACATCACGGAGCCTTATTGACATGGCCGACACCCCGGTTGTCCCGCCTGCCCCGCCGCCCCCTAAGCCCGACGTGCAACCGACGATCCCGGCGAACGTCGCAGCCGCGCCCATCATCGGTGCGCCGCCAATCCCGCGCCCGGTGTTTCCCGTCAAAATCGTCCCGGACAACCCCGCCGTGTTTCCGGGCTATCCGAAGATGCTCTACCACCCGGTCTATCCGGCGGTGCTGGTCGCCGATCCGAACAGCGCCGCGCTGCTGCCCGACGCGGCAAACTGGAAGAACAGCCAAGACGAGGCGCTGATGTCGCGGACTTACGCCGAGACGCAACTCGCACAGGCACTGCGGGACAAGGCCGCTGTGACAGCCTACGAGGACGCATGGGCCGCGCGCGAAAAAGCCGCCAAGGACGCCGGCTAAGACGATGGCGCTCAAGACCGCCGGCGACTTGATCGCGTTCGCACTGCGCGCCGGCGGCATCGTCGGCGTAGGCCAGACGCCGGCGGCCGAGGACTCCAACGACGGGCTGACCATGCTCAACATGCTGTTGAGCGAATGGCAGGTAAACCGCTGGCTGGTGCCCGATTTGACGGAGGCGTTCGTGGTCGCGACCGGGGCTGCCAGCTATACCGTTGGCGCCGCCGGGGCGTTCGTATTGTCCTATGGCGGCGCGCGCCCGGAGCGGATCGACGGGGCCTTTGCGCGGCTGATATCGACCGGGGCCGACACCGCGCTTTTCCCGTTCATCAGCAAGCAGGGCTACGACCGCGTTGCAGCCAAAACCGCAGTTGGCCCACCCGAGAGCTATTTCTACGATGCGCAACAGGGCGCATCCGGGGTCGTCTACTTCACCCCTGTGCCCCCGGCGACGTGGGAACTGCACGTCCAGGCCAAGGCGTCGCTCGGCCAGTTCGCGGGCCTAACCGCACCTCTGTCGACGCTGCCGCCGGCCTATATCCCGGCGCTGATGTGGAATCTCGCGGCGAACATCCGGCCGATCTACGGCAAGCCCGACGACCCGTCGGTTTCCGCGCGCGCGGGCGCGTTGCTGCTCGCCATCGCCAACGGGGGCGCCCAGCAGGCCCAGGCGCAGCAGCCGGCGCCGTCGCAACGGGCCGGCGTGTTTAGCCGGGTGGTGCCGCCCCAGCCCGCCCAGGCGCCGCCACAATGACCGCCGGCGACCTGATCCGGCAGAGTCTGCTCAACGCCGGCGTGGTGTCGCTCGCGGAGTCGATCTATGCGGAGGACATGTATCTGGGCCTCGATATGGCGCAGACGCTGCTGGACGAATGGACGCAGGAGCGCACCGTCACCGTCGTTCCCGGGACGTTTCCCACGGTCGTCAATCTGTCCGACGTGCTGACGCTGGATACCGGCGTTGCCAGCGCGATCATGCTCAATCTGGCGCTGCGGCTGCGCGACTCCTACGGGCTGCCGCCGAACAAATCCCAGGAGGACCGGGCCGCCAACGCGCTCGCCCTGGTGCAGGCGAACAACCAGCAGCAGCAACCCGCGATCATGCCGGGCGTGCCTGCTACGTGCCTCCAGGTGATCTTCATGGCCCTGCGCATGGCGGGCCGGATCAACGACAAGCAGAGCGTGTCCGAGACGAGCAAGGATGTCGACGACGCGCAGTCGCTGCTGGTCGCCATGATCGCACAGTGGCAGCAGCGGCGGTGGCTGGTGCCCGATCTAGTTGAGACGGTCGTGCCATGCACCGGCGCGATATCCTATACCGTAGGCGCCACCGGCGACGTAGCTATGGTGCGCCCGGATTACATCGAGGACGCTTTCATTCGGCTGCTGCCGAACGAGAACGGTGCCACGTTCGACTATCCGATGACGGTGCTGCGCGCGCGCGAGGATTACAACCGGATCGCGTTGAAGGCCCTCGCCTCGTTTCCGGGCGCCGTCTACTATTCGCCGTCGACACCGCTCGGCCAACTGTTCATCTGGCCCGTGCCGAACAACGCCTATGAGCTGCATTTCTTCACCAAGGCGCTGCTGCCGCTCTATACGTCGACCGCGAGTCTGCTCGGCCTGGGGCCGGAATATCTCGACGCTGTGGTCAGCGGACTTGCCTGCCGCTTCGCGTCGGCTGCGGGCCTCCAGCCGTCTCCTACGCTGCTCAATCAGGCACGCGCGGCGCTGGCGACTGTCCGCAATGCCAACCTACAGGTGCCGTCGATGTCGATGCCCGAAGGGTTGCGCGGCCGACCGGGGCAGAGCGTCGCGCAACTGATGGGCGGGGTTTGGTAGGTGTCCCGCATGCAACTGAGCGGCGGCGCGTATCAGTCCCGGTCGGTCATCGCGTCGGCCCAGCGCCAGCTTAACCTGTATTCCGAACCGATGCCGCAGGTACAGGGCGAGCCTGCCGCCTGGGCACTCTATCCAACGCCTGGGCTGCGGCTGCTGACCACGCTGCCCCAGGGGCCTATCCGGGGCCTGTGGCACGCTACCAATGGCACGCTCTATGTCTGCGCAGGAAATCGCATCTATGCGATGTCGATACTCGCCGGCGTCTGGTCTGCGATGCCGCTCGGCACGATCACGCCCGACCTGACCACGCCGGTGTCAATGAGCGACAATGGCTTGACCATGGTGATTGTCGACGGCACGCCGAGCGGCTGGATGGTCACGCTGGCGACCAACGCCTTCGCTCTGATTGTCGACCCGACCGGCATCTTTCGCGGCGGGAATTGGGCCGCGTATCTCGACACATTCTTTTTGTTCAACGTCCCGGGCACGCCGCAGTTCGTATCGTCGCTGTCGCTTTCGACGACGTTCGATCCGCTCTATTTCGCGAACAAGGAGTCGTTCTCCGACCTGCTGGCTGCCATCATCATCGTCAAGCGCGAAATCTGGCTAATCGGCACAGCGACGACCGAGGTTTGGTACGACGCGGGCACGCCGGACTTTCCGTTCGGCCAGATGCCCGGCGTGTTCATAGATCGCGGCACCATCGCGATATACTCGCCGGCCGAGTTGGACAACACGGTGCTGTGGCTGGGCCAGGACCGCTACGGCCTCGGCATCGTCATGCAGGGCGCCAACTATCAGGCAACGCGCGTCAGCACCTATGCCATCGAGACGGAGTTCGCGACGTATCCGACCTTGGCCGACGCCATCGGCATGACATTCCAGATCGGCGGGCATTTCTTCTACGTGCTGACGTTCCCGACGGCGGGCAAGACCTGGGCGTTGGACATCACCACGAAGCAATGGTGCGAACTGTGCTGGCTGGACGCCAACGGTGCCGAGCAGCGGCACCGCATGAACTGCGCGGTCTATGCCAACGCGGAGGT